ACAAACGCAGCATTAGGTAACTCTAATAACTGGGCATTAACATATGATGCAGACCTAATTCCTATGGTTGAGATCATTGTTAACTCACCACTTGATACATCTAATATTTCTTAATAGTATTAAATTGTGGTCATCAAACCTCACCTAATATTGGTGGGGTTTTTTCTTTACGCTACAATAAAACTAAATTACTTTATTAATCGTGGCAGCTACTATAAATGCAACCATAAAAGATGCTAATGCTAATAGCTATGTCACATTGACAGAAGCTAATAGTTATTTCGAGACAGTTCCAGATTCTTCAACGTGGACTAATAAAACAGACGACCAAAAGAATAGAGCACTAATATCTGCTACCAGATGGATCGACAGTTTCGTATTCTACGGAGATAGATGCGATGACGGTCAAGCACTTAAATTTCCAAGAAATAATTATCAAGTAGACGGTGTAGAACTAGCTTGCAGCACGATTCCATTAAATATTAAGTATGCACAATACGAACTAGCTAGAGCACTGGCTAATGACACAGATGCTATGACAGGTAACACAGGAACAGATGGTAATTTTTCTGAAGTAAAACTAGGAGATATAGAGGTCAAATACAATACTGCAAGTCAGGGAACAGGGTCAGTAAATAATATTTTAGATGTTTACCCTTGGTTACAAAGTTATTTAGGTGCATATATACTTGGTGGAGCAGGATCTTTTCAAATGAGGGTAGTTAGAGGCTAATGGCAGGACAACTAGACACAGCATTTAAGAATATCGCTAAACAAGTGGTGTCTCAACTTGGGAACTCATTAGACACCTCTATTGTTTACACACGAAAAGGTGTATCTAGTTATAACGCTGATAAAGGCGAGTACATAACAATAGACACGAACTATACAATTAAAGTACCCATCGAGTTTGTACAATCTACTGAAGAATCTGGGTTCCAGGAGAATGTTGCGAGACTCTACATCACTCCAGACTTGATAGGTGACAATCAACCTCTACTTCAAGACGAAATAACGCTCACATTTTCTGGATCGACAAGAGGAGCTAAAATAACAAACATTCGCACACTAAAAGGTGGGCAGGAGTACTTATTCCGCATTGACGTAATTTTCTGATGACTTTAGTAAAAGCAAGAGCAGCATTTGAAACTGCAATTAAAAATGCTGTAAATGACGGTGATCCAACTGTAGATATTGTTTTTGACAACACTCCTTTTGCAAAACCAGGTAAAAACAAAAAATACATAATGGTAAACATGGACTTCACACAGTCCACTACTCAGCCACAGGGAGAAGCGAAATCTTACTATGCAGGAACTATAAGATGTGCGGTTATGACTCCATCTAACAAAGGAACTGCTGCTGCTTCTGCTATATCAGAACTGCTCATAACAGGTCTTACTTCAGTAAATAAATCAACTTATACTGATACTTTTTCTGTAACTCCAAGAGTCGGTCAGATAAGCGGTCCAACATCTGTTGTAACCGATAATCAAAGTCATTTTATGAGTGTTGTAAACTGCAACTTTACTGCCAATGGTTAAAGATATAAAGCATCTGGTAAAAGATATTGAAAATATAGTTATAAACGGCAAAGCTAATGCAGCAGCTAACATACAGTTTTCTCTTCAGTATCGAAGTCCTTATTGGACAGGAACATTTAACGCTGCCTGGAAAGTGCAAAAAGGCAGACCTGTAGACGCTGTAAAACCAAGAAAAGAAAATCAGGGCTACAGAAGCGGAGTACGAGCACCAGAAAGAGGACCAATAATCAAAACATCTCTATCAGAAGCCTTATATGTAGGCAACGAAACCGAATACGCTGGATTCGTAATAAATAGAATGAGGAGCCTGGAAACAGCAGGATTAACCAGCGATCAGATATTCGGCAACAATTCACAGGGAAATCCCCGTGGTGTAGCTCCTATTGAATTTTACGAGGATCTATTTGCTATAAACGCAGACACAAGCCCAATACCAAATAGTCCTGAGTGGTATTACTATTACATAGCTACCGAAGAGCTTACAAAAGACATAGATCAAGGATTTACAGCCCAGGGTCTAAGATATGTACCAGACTAAAGACACATTCCAGGGTTTAAGTTATACTACAGAAATAGATACATCTTTTTATGCCAACGACAAGAGCAATCGACAAACTAAGGGAAGCCTTTAGTGTCCAAGAACGTAGTAGTTACTCCATGTTTAAGGGAGAAAAACTAATACTTAAGATATTCTGGTCGCCTCTTACAATAGCTGATAGAGACACAATAAACAGTACACTAATAGCTATGAATAAAGGTCAAGATGAAGGAAGTCTTGACTTCGCACTGCAAGTTATTGTTACAAAAGCCGAAGATGAGTCAGGTGCAAAAATGTTTACAGCAGGAGATTTGCCAGCATTAAGAAGAGAAATACCGATGGCAGTGCTGATTGATCTTATGACCAAGATGCAAAGTATGGGCGAGGAGGAAAGCCCCGATGCCGTAAAAAGCGAAAATTAAAAAAGATAACTTTGTGTATTTACAGTTTTTTATAGCGGAAAAATTAGGATACACATTTAAAGAACTCCGAGAAAGAATGTCTCTACAGGAGTTATACGGTTGGAACGCTTACTTCACACTTAAGTCTGAAAGGGAAGAGGAAGCCTACGAAAAAGCAAAAAGACAAGCCCAAACACGCAAAGTACGCTAAACTTTTAATATCCGTGTATTCTGCAAAAATCAGTGGCATCTGAATATAGTGTAAATATAAGACTGAATACGGAACAGGTAAGAAAAGACCTTAAAGATATAAAAAGCGATATAGATAAACTCGGTAAAGTAAACTTAGGAACTAATAGAAGAACACAAAGAACAGAAGCTCAGATAACAAAAAGTAAAGATGCTCAAAAGGCTGCAATGGTTGAGACTAGACGCATAGGCGATCTAGTACAGAAAGCAGCAGATCAAGGACTGAAAGTAGACAAAGCCAGAAGTGCAATCAATAAAGCAGCATTAGCTGACGGAAGATCAGAGTTTAAGCTATCGAAAGCTCAACATAAAGTTGCATTAGAAGAACTAAAAACTCAGAGAAATATAACAAAAGAAAAAGCAGCACAAGCAAGACTAACTGCTAAATCTTTGGCTGGTGGACCATTTGTTAGTACTGGTATCGCATCTTCAAGATTTGGAAGTGTAGGACAGGCAGGATCTCCAAGATTTATTGCAAGCAGAGCAGGAATGATGCAGGGTCCAGCCGACCCACCTTATGCACCAGGAATGTTTGGTTCATCTCCTATAGGTGGGTCAAGATTCATGTTCGGCTCTCCAGCCCAAGTAGCTTTCGCTGGAAGCGGAATGGGTCGTTCAAGTTTACGAGGAAATAGATTTCAATTCGGCTCTCCAGCCCAGATAGAATATTCTGGCAGGGGTATGGGCCGTGTGCCCGTAGGAGGTAGAGCAGATTTAGTTGGTTCTTTGCCAAATCTAAATCGTGTGGCTAGAGAAAACGCAATGCCTGTAAAGGGTTTTGATTTTTTAGTTGGATCTCCTGCATATTTTGAAGCACAGAGTAAAGAGATACTAAGAGTAGCTAAACAAAATGCGGTTCCTGTAAGAGGTTTCAAACATTTAGTAGGTTCTCCAGCATATTTTGAGGATCAAGGCAAAAGAGTTAAGAAACTTCTAAGAGGAGGACCTACAGGATTTACAGCAGCACAATATGGACCTCAACCACTTCCAATGAATATAGGGGCTAGAGAAGATTTAAACTTCCGTGGTAACACATTATTAAGAGGGCCAGCAGGAACATCTATATTTAGAAGAGGTAATTTAGGTAGATTATTACAGGCAAACAGAGGTCCAGCACTACAAAGTGCTGCGATAAGTGGAGCATTTCCTCTGTTATTTGGTCAAGGTCCATTAGCTGCTGCTGGGGGTGCAATAGGTGGAGGTATTGGTGGAGGTCTTGGTGGTCAGATGGGAGGTTTTGCAGGAGGTTTAATTGGAACGGCTGTAGTATCGGGTATAACTAATTTTGCTAACTCGGTCACGGAATTAGGTAAATCAATAGAAACATTAGATGGTCAATTTAAGTTTTTAACTGAAAAATCATTATTTAGCAGTAAGGAAGCTGAAAACAGAGCAAAAGTTTTACAGACTTTAGGGGAACGGGAAAAATTAGCGACTTTACTAAGCAAAGAATTAACAAATGTTTTAGGTCAAGACGGAGCAGAAAAATTAAGAAGAGCAGGGGAAGCCTCCAAAGAACTAAGCAAAACATTTGCAGAACTTACTGTAAATTTACAGTTAGCTTTAGCTGGTCCAATATCTCAATTCTTAAAACTTGTAAATCAAGTACTGGATCAGGGTACTGCTATTTCTTTAGGTCAAGGAAAGGGCACAGTTAACTTAGGTCCAGGAGAAGAACAATTCCTCAAAGATTTTGGTGGTGTGTTAGCTAACATGAGTCAATCTCAGATTGATAATATATTGAGAGCACAGATAGGAACTAATGTAGAAGGACTAAAAATAACAAATCAAAGAAGGCAAGCTATAAGAAAATTTGATTTAGCTAGACAAACTAATCCAGCAGGATTAGATGCGTTTATGGGTGGGGGCAGTAGTTTTGCAGGAGGTAACACACCTCTAGAAGTTGATGCTGCCAGAGTTGCAAGTGCCCAGAAAAAAGTAAAAGCCATGCAAAAAGAAATAGAATTTGCAAAATTAATAACTCAAGAAGGTATAAAAGAAGCAGACATTCAAAAACAAATTGAGGGTATAACTGAAAATTTAAACGAAAAAGAACTAAAAATGCTAGAAACTCAAGGATTAAGCGTAAGAGCTTTAGTGGAGAAAAATAATCAGGCTAAATTGTTAGTTGAAAATGCAAGATTAGTAGAACAATCGTTTAAGAATTTAGCTCAAGGCATATCTACAGATTTAGCACAAGGAATACAGGGATTAATCCGTGGAACGTCTACTCTTAATGACGTGATGAGAGGTGTACTAGACAAAATGATAGATGCTGCGTTTAACATGGCTTTCTTTGGTAATGCGTCAGGAACTTTAAGTAAAGGACTAGGTTTATTTGGTAACTTATTTGGAGGTTTTCTATCTACAGGCGGTCCAGCAAAAGCAGGAAAATCTTACATTGTCGGAGAAAGAGGACCAGAACTGTTTACTCCAGGAGTCAGTGGAACAGTATCTCCAAATAGTTCTCTCGGAGCAACAAATATAGTTGTAAATGTAGATGCTTCTGGGTCTAATGTTGAAGGAGATGAGCAGCAGAGTAGAGAACTTGGTCGTCTTATCTCAGTTGCAGTACAATCTGAAATATTACAGCAGAAAAGACCAGGAGGATTACTTGCATAATGGCTACTTTTCCCTCAATAAAACCTACATACGGTCAACAGAAAAGATCACAACCACGAACTCGTACTATTCGTTTTGCTGATGGTTATGAGCATCGTATCCTTTTTGGATTAGCACAACATCAGAATCCAAAAGTTTTTAATTTCACTTTTAATGTTTCGGAAACGCAAGCAGATGAAATAGAAACCTTCCTTGATGCCCGTGCAAACGACAGTGATAGCTTTACTTTTACTCCACCTGGAGAAAGTTCATCTTCTGAATTTGTTTGCGAAGCATGGAGCAAATCTATACCATATAATAATAGGGCTACGATTCAAGCTACTTTTAGACAAGTATTTGAACCAGCATCATAATGTCAGTAAATTCATCAGTATTTAGCAGTCTACAAGACATAAATCCATCAGCAATTATTGAATTATTTACACTTCAATTATCTACTGCATTACATGGATCAAATACAATTTATAGATTTCATGCTGGTAGTAATCTAAATGCAAATGGAAAGATAGTATGGGCTGGTAATGAGTATCTGAGATTTCCAATACAAGCATCAGGTTTTGCTTTTCAAAAAGGACAGTTACCAAGACCAAAAATAAGTATCAGTAACGCAACAGGATTAATTTCATCAATACTTTTATCTGTTAATGAAACAACAACAGGTAATGATTTGACAGGAGCTACAGTTACAAGAATAAGAACATTGGCTAAATTTATTGACGCTGTTAATTTTGCTGATGGAACAAACCCAACAGCAGACGATGAGGCAGAGTTTCCTCAAGAAAAGTATGCAATAGATCGTAAATCTACAGAAAATAGAGAAATTGTTGAATTTGAACTTGCTGCTCCTACAGATCTTGCTGGTGTAAGAATACCTAAACGCCAGTGCACCAGGTCTATATTTCCTTCTATTGGTACGTTTGTTCAATGAGTTGGAAATATAAAGCACTACTTCATGCACAACGTGAAGATCCAAAAGAATCCTGTGGTCTACTTCTAAATATAAAAGGTAAAGAGCGTTACTATCCTTGCCGTAATCTTTCAATGACAGAACATCAATGTTTTATTATAGACCCAGAAGATTATGTGAAAGCAGACAATACAGGAGAAATAATTGGAGTAGTTCATAGTCACCCCATCACCCCACCTAATCCTAGCCAAGCAGATAAAATTAGTTGCGAAGATAGTAATTTACCTTGGTATATTGTCAATCCAAAAACAGAGCAATGGGCATATTTAGAGCCTTGCGGATATAAGCCGCCATTGCTAGGTCGCCAATGGGTATGGGGTATAACAGACTGTTGGAGCTTAGTAAGAGATTGGTATAAGGAAGAAAAAAATATCGAACTTAGAGATTGGGAAAGACCTACAACACTAGAAGAATTTAATAATAAGCCTTTGTTTGAAGCCTGTGCTTGGCGAACTAATTTTAGAGAACTTAGACCTGATGAAAAACTAGAAGATGGAGATGTATTACTTATGAGTATTTTGCACCCAACTTTAAATCATGTAGCATTATTTTTTGAAGGAGATGTTATTCATCATTTAACCGATAGACTATCCTGTAGAGAGCCTTACTCTGAATGGCTGTTAAAATGTACAGGAAAGAGGTATCGTTATGCTTCGTAAAGTAAAACTATATGGAGAGTTAGCTAAATTTGTTGGACACAAAGAGTTTGAGGTGCACGTAGATACAGTAGGAAAAGCTGTAAGTTTCTTGATACATAATTTTCCAGGTATAGAGTCTTATATGAGTCCTAATTATTATCAAGTTAAGGTTGGTAGTTATGATATTGATAAGAATGAAATTGATTATCCAGTAGGTAAAGAGGATATTCATTTTATTCCTGTAATTAGCGGTGCTGGAAGAGGTTTAGGTAAAGTATTGCTAGGAGCAGTTTTAATAGGTTTAGCAATAGCTAACCCTGCCGTGGGTTTTGGACTTGGGCCAGGAGGTTTAGGAGGAGGATTTGCTACTGCTTCTGGAGCATTTAGTTTAACCGCTACTTTAGGAAACATTGGAGTTGGACTACTTTTGATGGGAGTAAGTGAAATGTTATTTCCTTTACCAGAGCCACAAAAGTTTAATTCAGAAGAAGATCCACAATTATCTTTTAATTTTAGTGGAGTGCAGAACACATCAAGGGCTGGTACTCCTGTTCCAATAGTTTATGGTGAAATAATTACAGGAAGTGTTGTAATAAGTGCAGCGATTGACACTAATCAGGTAGAAGCATGACAGACGAAACTAAGATCATTAAAGGTGCTGGTGGAGGTGGAAGTAGACAACCACCTCCTCCGTATCGTGCTCCTGATACTCTACATAGTAGAAGTTTTGCTACTGTTCAAGATTTAATATCTGAAGGTGAAATAGAGGGTTTTGCTACTGCATCTAAGGAAGAACGTACAAAAGGAACTACCGCATATCAAAATGCAAGTTTAAAAGATGTATTTCTTGATGACACACCTATACTTGCTGCTGACGCTACAAGCACTAGCCCTGCGGATACAGATTTTAATTTTCAAGATGTAACTTTTAAATCAAAGTTTGGAACGTCAAACCAAACTGCTATGAGTGGTATCCCTGCTGAAAGTAGATCGCCAACTGCTGTTGGGGTTACTGTGACTACATCTGCACCTGTGACCAGACAAATTACAAACACAGATGTAGATGCTGTAATTGTTACTTTAACTTGGCCTCAAATTCAAGTTTTAGAAGATGATGGAGATATTAGAGGAGACACTGTTCAATATAAAATACAAATTCAACATGATTCTGGTGGTTTTGTTGACAAAATAACTACTTCAGTTAGCGGAAGAACTGGTGATGCTTATGCAAGAGATCATAGAATTGAATTAACTAGCGGTTTTACAACTGTAGATGTAAGAGTAGTTCGAGTTACGGCAGATAGTTCAAGTGAACAAAGAGTAAATGCTTTTGAATTTACTAGCCTTCAAGAAGTTATAGATAATAATTCTACTTATGCTAATAGTGCTTATGTTGCTCTTCGTTTAGATAGTAAACAGTTTAATCGTATTCCTACGAGAAAATATCGCATTAGAGGAATAAAAGTAAGAATACCAGGAGCAGGAGCTAATAATTCTGGAACACCAACTGTTGATGTGCAAACTGGCAGAATAATATATCCAAGCGGCTATATTTTTAATGGAACATTTCAAGCTGCTCGATACACAAATTGTCCTTCAATGTGCCTACTCGACCTTCTCACAAACACAAGGTACGGGCTGGGGGATCACGTTACTGATAGTAATTTAGATTTATTTAGTTTTGTAGCTGCGAGTAAATATGCAAACACCTTAGTAGATGATGGAACTGGATCAGGAGCAGAAGAAGCTAGATTTAGTTGCAATGTAAATATTCAAAGTCCTAAAGAAGCGTTTGCAGCAATAAACGATTTAGCTGGTGTTATGAGATGTATGCCTATTTGGTCCGCTGGATCTGTAACCATATCTCAGGACAAACCAACTACAGCGAGTTATTTATTTAACTTAGCCAACGTAGGAGAGGGTGGGTTTGCTTACTCAGGAAGCAGCTTAAAAACTAGGCATAGTGTTGTTTCTGTTAGTTACTTCAACATGGATTCTAAAGAAGTAGATTTTGAAGTAGTAGAAGATGCAGCAGCTATAGCTAAACTTGGAACGGTAATAAAACAGGTAAAAGCATTTGCTTGTACTTCTCGAAACCAAGCTGCGAGATTGGGCCGTGCAATACTATTCGCTGAACAAAATGAAAGTGAAACAGTTACTTTTTCTACTTCAATAGATGCAGGAATTGTTGTTAGACCTGGTTCTGTTATTGAAATCAACGATCCAGTAAGAGCAGGAGCAAGAAGAGGTGGTCGTGTAGTAGCTGCAACAACTACAACAATTACTATTGATGCTTTAGAGCAAACAGGCTTACCAGCTTTAAGTGATAACCCTACGATCAGCGTAATTTTATCCGATGGATCAGTTGAATCTAGAAATATTACTGTTATATCAAATGCAGTTTTAACTGTTAGTTCTGCTTTTTCTTCCGCACCAAATGTAAATGCACCTTATCTAATATCTAGCACGACATTACAGACTCAATTATTTAGGGTTATTCAAGTAGAAGAGCAAGATGACATTAATTATGTAGTTACAGCTTTATCTTATGTAGAAGGCAAGTACAATTTTATTGAAAACGGCACTGCTTTACCTACAAGAAATATATCTATACTAAACCAACCAGCTAATCCTCCAAGTGCATTAACAGTTTCAGAAAAGACAGTTGTTATAAACAGTATTGCTAGAAGTAAATTAATTGTTGATTGGCAACCTGTTGTGGGAGTTACTCAATATCTTGTCAATTACAAAGTAGAAAATGGTAATTATGTTTCTCAAGTCGTATTTAGTAGTGATTTTGAGTTATTAGATACTGTAAAAGCAACTTATACAATTCAAGTTTTTTCATATAACGCAAGAGGAGAAATATCTGCAAATTCAACTGAAACTACATTTACTGCTCAAGGTAAAACAGCATTACCAGAAAACGTAGCTGGACTTACTATTGAACCAATCAATGAACAATTTGTAAGGCTTAGATTTACACAAGCCACTGCTATTGATGTTTTGCATGGTGGTCGGGTTTATGTAAGGCATACAAATCTAACAGGAGGTGCAGCAACTTTTCAAGCTGCTCAAGACATTATTGAAGCTGTAGCTGGTAATGCTACAGAAGTCATAGCTCCTGCTTTAGCTGGAACTTATCTTCTTAAATTTCAAGATGATGGTGGAAGATTTAGTTCTACAGCAGCCAGTGTAAACCTTTCACTTGTTGATATTCTTGATTCAATAGTTGTAAAAACTGATAGAGAGGATACCGACAGTACACCATATAACGGAACTAAAAGTAATGTAGTTTACGATAATACTTTAGGCGGTTTAAAACTTACAAACCCTGTATCTAATTCAAGTGGTACTTATGATTTTGTGACTACTCTTGATCTTGGTAGTACATTTTCGCTTACTTTAAAAAGACATTTTCAAGGAGTTGGTTTTTATGTAGGAGATCAATTTGATAACAGAACAGATAATATAGATACTTGGACAGATTTTGATGGAACTGTTGCAAATGAAGCTAATGCAAAAATAGCAGTAAGAACTTCCACAGATATGAGTTCCTATACAGACTTTAATGATTTTGCTAATGGAACATTTAAAGGTAGAGGATTTCAGTTCAGAATTACGTTATCTACATCAGATACAGCCCAAAACATGAATCTTCAGCAAGCAGGATATACAGCAACAATGCCATCAAGAACTGAACAATCTTCTGTTATAGCGTCTGGTGCAGGAGCTAAAGCTGTTACATTTACATCTCCATTCTTTGTTGGAACGTCTGCACTTGGTAATCTAAATAGTTTCTTACCTTCTGTAAATATCTCACCACAAAATATGGCAACAGGAGATTATTTTGAACTTAGTAGTATATCTGGAACTGGCTTTACAGTTCACTTTAAAAACTCAAGTAATGCTAGTATTGATAGGAACTTTACTTATAGTGCTGTTGGTTTCGGCAAAGGAGGTTAACATGGAGGAAAATAGTATTTAACTGTGGCTGACGTTACAAATTACACAATCGAAAATGCTTCTGGAGCCAACGTAAGAACTGATCTTAATAACGTTTTTGCTGCGATTCAATCAAGTAATTCAAAATCAACTGATTTGGCTACAAGTCAATGTGTAGCTGGTATGCCTTTTCTTAATACCACAACAAATATTTTAAAAATCAGAAACTCAAGTAATGGTGCTTTCACTGAAATAGGAAATATAGATCAAGCAAATTTAGGACTACTTTCTAAATCTGGTGGCACAATGACAGGTGTTTTAAAGATAGATGATTCAAATAGTGCAGCTACACCAGCATTATCTTTTGACACAGATCCAGATTTAGGATTATTTAGAAAATCTGCAAATATTATGGGGTTTAGTTCTTCTGGAACTGAGCAGATGATATTTGATGCAAATGGTATAACTTTAAGAACACAGAATGAAATCAGATTTGGTGATGCAGATAGCAGTAACTATGTAGGAATAAAAGCACCTTCAACTGTTGCTTCTAATAGAACAATAACTTTACCTGATGAGACAGGAACTTTAGTCACTTCAGCCTCGATAGTAAGTCAGGTTGGAGGACAAAACCTTACAGGGCTGCACACTTTAACTCCTGCTACAAATAACGCTTATGATTTAGGATCGTCTGCACTTAGATGGGCTAATTTATTTATAAATGACCTTAATTTATCTAACGAAGGCCACAAGAATGACGTTGACGGAACTTGGGGAAGCTATACTATACAAGAAGGAGCAGATGATCTTTTTTTAGTGAACAGACGAAATGGCAAAAAATTTAGATTTGTTCTACAGGAGGTTATTTCATGACAGTTAATTTTGGTGATGGCACAACTATTGCATCAGGTGGTGCTTTAGGTAAGGTCTTGCAAGTTCAGCATAGTATGTTGAAAACAAGTAATTCTTTGTCTATTTCTGGTAATACATTTAGAGACATAGGACTTTCAGTAAATATCACACCATCAGCTTCAAGCAGTAAAATTCTTATTTGGTATAGTGTTCACACTCATGGACCAAGTGGCTACCGATCTGCTCAAATTATATTTAGAAACAGTACACAAATAGGAAGAGCAGATACTCAGGGAAATAGAGCTAGAGTTACAACTTCTCAAGGTAATATACAATCTGATGGTTCGCACATGACTAATTTAGGAATGACGATATTAGACGAACCAAATACAACATCTCAAATTACTTACAAAATACAAGGTCATGTAGAAAGTAATGGAACAATGTATATTAATAGAGCAGCAACAACTGGAAACAACTTTAGTCAATACAGACCTGTTTCCGCTATATCAGTTATGGAGATTGGAGCATGAGTGTTGAATACGATCATGATGCTATTTACAAAGCATATCCAAATGCCAGCCGTATTTTTGATGCAGAAGGAGTGTTTGACGGTGACGATAATCTTATAGAGATAGATCAAGCTTTGGTTGATGCAGCAAGAGTTGAGTTAGATAAACTTAAATATAGAACTGATAGAACAGAAGATGGAACAACAAGATATGCAAGTTTTGGAGATCAATTAGATATGATTTATCACGATATGGTTGCTGGTAAATTTGATGCTACTGGAACATGGGCAGCACATATAAAATCTGTTAAAGATGCCAACCCAAAACCTAGTTAGTAATGGCAATAACTCCTGGAACATATAATATGACTGTTCAAAGAAGGTCAGATCATAATATTCAACTTGTCTTTAAGGACTCAAATAATGCTGCAATAGATTTAACAGGATATACTGTAGAAGCACAAGTTTGGGAAGAAACTCGTACCACAAAGTATGCTGATTTTGGAGTTACTTATACAAATAGATCCACTGGAACGATTGATCTAGCATTAACAGACACACAAACTGCTACTTTTTCTCCAAATCTTTTAAAATATGATGTATTACTTACAGATACAAATGGTTTAAAAGAATATTATTTAGAAGGTAATATATTTATGAGTGAGGGTTACACTGCATGACTTCAGTAAACATTACTACCACAAAAAATACTGTTACAGTAAATGAGGGTGATAGCACTGTTGTGACAGTAGCAACTCAAGGTCCTGCTGGAGCAAAGGGCTTAGACTTAGATGAAACAGCCAAAGTTGATGGCTCTGTCATTTACTATGACTCAAGTTCTGCTAAATTTAAAGCAGATGCAACTACTACCAAACTTACACTTGTCGATGGGGGCAACTTTTAACAATGGCTAACACAGTACGAATAAAAAGATCCACAGGATCATCAGCACCTACAAGTCTTGCAAATGCTGAATTAGCTTTTGCTGAAGGTAATAAAAAGCTATTTATTGGCATTGGAACGGGTGGAGCAGGAGGTTCAGCTACAACTATTGAAGCGATTGGTGGATCTGGTAGTTTTGCTGATTTATTTACGAGTAGAACCCAAAATACATTTTTAGCTGCACCAAATGGTAGTGATGGTGCTGCAACATTTAGAGCTATGGTAGCTGCTGATGTACCTTCTATAGCTCATACCAAAATAAGTGATTTTGATGCTGGTGTAAGAACAAATAGATTAGACCAAATGGCTGCACCAACTGGTTCAGTTTCATTAAATAGTCAGACAATAACTAACTTGGCTGACCCTGTAAATAGTTCTGATGCTGCGACTAAATCGTTCGTTGAGGCTACAAGTCAAGGTTTAGATGTTAAAGATTCTTGTGTGGCAGCTACTACAGCAAACATAACAATATCTACTGCACTAAATAATGGAGATACTCTAGATGGTGTAACTCTTTCTACTAATGATCGTGTTCTCGTTAAAAACCAATCAACTGCTTCAGAAAATGGTATTTATGTTGTAGGGTCTAGTCCAGCTAGAGCAGATGATTTAGCTGCTGGTGCTGACGCTGCTGGATTCTTTACTTTTGTTGAGCAGGGAACTGTCAATGCTGACAATGGTTTTGTTTGTACTTCTAACAAAGGATCTGCGGTTGTTGGAACGAATAACCTTACTATTGCACAGTTTTCTGGTGCTGGTCAGATTACAGCAGGAGATGGTTTAGATAAATCTGGTAATACACTCTCTGTTGACCTAAAAGCTAATGGTGGACTTGTTATTGAGTCTACTGAAATTGCTGTTGATCTTGCTGCTAGTTCTATAACAGGAACTCTTGCGGTAGGCGATGGTGGAACGGGAGCTACAAGTGCAAGTGCAGCTAGAACGGCTTTGGGATTAGCGATTGGAAGTGATGTTCAAGCTCATGATGCAGACCTTGATAATTTGTCTGGTTGTCAATCAGGTGCTTCTGCTGCGTTAGCTGCATTAACTTCAACTGAAGTGGCTATTCTTGATGGAGCAACAGTAACAACTGCTGAGTTGAATATTATAGATGGTGGTACTTCTGCTACTTCTACAACTTTGGCAACAGCAGATCGTATGGTTATGAATGATAATGGCACAATGAAGCAAGTTGCTCTGTCTGACTTGGTTACATTTTTAGAAGATGGTTCTACTTCTGGTTTCGACATAGATGGAGGTAGCTATTAGAATCAAATCATAGGGAGGTGAACCAATGTCTAACACAATTAAACTTAAAAGAGGAAGTGGTAGCAATCCAAGTGCTAGTGATTTAAGTGTTGGCGAACTTGCAATAAGAACAGATACAGGAACTATATTTACCAAAAAAGATGATAATTCTGTTGCTGAATTATCAGGCGGTGGAATATCTGATGGTGATAAAGGAGATATAACTGTCAGCAATGGCGGTGCAACTTTTACTATTGATAGTGGGGTTGTAACAAGTGCAAAAATAGCTGATGATGCAATAACAACTGGTAAAATTGCTGCTGGTGCTGTAAATGACGGAAAATTAGCTAGTGACTCAGTTGTAACAGCTAAAATAGCTGATGGTGCTGTAACTTCTGCAAAAATAGCAGATGGAGCTATTGTAAATGCTGATATAAACGCAAGTGCAGGTATTTCATTTTCTAAAATGAGTGCTTTATCTGCTAACACTATTGTTGGAAGAAGAGTAAGTAATGGAGTACCTCAAGAATTAACTGCTGGTCAAGTACGAACAATCTTGAATGTTGAAGATGGTGCTACAGCAGATCAGACAGCTAGTGATATAAAAACTTTATTACAATCTGACAAACTTACTGCTAGTGAACTAGCTAATGAGGCAGTAACAAATGCAAAATTAGGCGATCTTTCAATTAATAATGCAAAAGTAGCTTCAGACGCTGCGATAGCAGGGTCAAAGATTTCTCCAACTTTTACATCTGATATAACAATACAAAATACTAGCCCACAACTTTTTTTAGTTGACTCTAATAATAATAGTGATTATTCAGTAGAAAACGAAGATGGAACATTTAGGATAAGAGACACTACCAATAGTGCTGTCAGAATGACCATTAATTCAAGTGGTCAATTTGATTTTGAAGGAAATGTTGATTGCAACTCTGGTCTTGATGTAACAGGAAACATAACTGTATCTGGAACTGTTGATGGTCGTGACGTAGCTAGTGATGGCTCAAAACTTGATGGCATTGCTAGTGGAGCAACAAATGTTACTAATACAAATCAGCTTACAAACGGAGCAGGGTTCTTAACATCTGTTGGAACATCAAATATAGCTGATGGTGCTATTACAAGTGCCAAGATCAATGATGGAGCAGTTGGTACATCTGACATAGCAAATGGTGCGGTTACTCAAGCAAAAATAGCTGATGATGCAGTTGGAACGGATCAAATTGCAAGTGGTTCTATTACGACTGCCAGAATAGCTAATGACGCTGTTGATGTAACAAAAATGCTTAACTTTCCAACAGGTACACTCCTGGGAAGATCAAGTTCTGGTACTGGTAATGCAACTACTCTTACAGCTTCAGAAGTTAGAAGTTTATTGAATGTAGAAAACGGAGCTACTGCCGATCAATCAGCAAGCGAGATATTAACACTCCTCAAAACTGTAGATGGATCTGGAAGTGGGCTAGACGCTGATACTTTAGATGGCATCAGTTCTGGAAGTTTTGCAAGGTCAGATGCTAGTGATACATTATCTGGTAACTACACTTTTACAAGCTCAAGTCAATATCCAGTTACAATCGGCTCTACAAGTGGTATGAATAGTGGCAGATTATTACTACGTGGAGCAGCTAGTCCTTATATACAATTTCAAGAGGGCACTACAAATAAAGCCTATGTTCAATGGCATAGTGATGGTTATTTTAGACTTGTAAACGAAGAAGATGGTTCACAATTAAGAATACAAGATGATATTAAATTTTCCTTAGATGGCTCAACTTTTTATAAAGTTTGGCACGCTGGAAATGATGGTAGTGGTTCTGGATTAGACGCTGACACTTTAGATGGTTTAAATGCAGCCGAGAGTGGAAACTCTGCTCGAATTGTAAGGACTAATTCAAGCGGATATATTTTTGCTAATTTCTTTAATACAAGTCCAAATGACGTATCAAGTGGAGTAACCAAAATATGCGTAGAAACTGGAAATGATGGATACATAAGACATGGTACTGCTGCTGCTGTTAGATCATTTTTAAATGTAGCTGATGGAGCAAATAATATTACAAATAATAATCAATTAACAAATGGTGCTGGATATATTACCTCTGCAAACGGAGGAAACGCAGCAACTTTAGATGGTATAGACTCAAGTCAGTTTGTTAGATCAGATACCGCAGACACTATAACTGCAACACTTACAGCTAGAACTATAGTTCCTCAATCTGGTAATACTTATGACTTAGGTTCATCAAGTGCAAGATGGAATAATGTATTTGTAAACGATATGCACTTTGCTAACTCACCCGAAAACCCTAATAAAGTTGATGGAACGTGGGGTGATTGGACTTTACAGGAAGGAGAAGATCAAATTTATATGCTTAATAACAGAAATGGTAAAAAATATGCAATGAACTTAACCGAAATTGTTTAATTTGTAGAAAGTAGATAATATAAAAAGAAAAACTATGAAAAGTACTACAGAGAAACAGATTCTTGAGTGGCAAGAAGAACTGTCAAAACAAATAAAGACAAGAGATCATGCCAAAAAAGTATATGAAGAAGCAATAACCAATATCAACGTTTTGCAGGGCGGTATTCAGTTTGGGGAGACATTGTTGAAGAATATCGAGTCAAAAGTCCAGCAAATAGATAAAGAGGAGCAAGCCCAATTATCAAAAACAGTACGCAAAGACTAAGCGGTGCTGTTAACTTTATCAAAATCTCTTTTAGCATAATGTTTCAAAAAATCGCTAATGTTTTGAGTATCATCTCATTTGTAATGGTAGCTTCCATGAGTGGTGGAACGTACTTTGCATACAAATATGTAACATCAGAACAGTTTAAATCAAGAGTTATGAATGAAATTCTTGGTAATGTACAAGGTATGATGCCAAAAATATTAGATCAAGGCTTACCTAAAATGACAGGTCCATCTATGCCGATTATCAAATGAAATGTTATTGGTGCGATACAGAATTAATCATTGGAGGTGACATTGATATTGAAGAAGGTATGAATAGCTATCCTGAGTTTTCTGTAATGACTAATTTATCCTGTCCTAAATGCTTTTCAGAGGTAGAAGTATTAAAGAAAAGAGATGCCTACGATTGATATACCTGATATTTATATTCCTGAGATCTACGTTCCAGATGTTCCAGAGCCTTATAATCCACATTATTTACAGATAGCAAAACCGCCAGATATTGATGTTCCTGGTTGTACTTATCAACATCGTGATATAAAAAATACTGGTAATCGTAATTTACTTTTAGAAGATCCAAATGGTGTATTTACAACGTGTGATTTTCCGTTTCCTGGTTTTGTACCTCTTGACTATACACCTGAGAATCTTGTCATTACAGAAGAACCGCTTGTCGATAATGAACCACCGCCCTTACCAGAAACAGAGCAGCCAAAAATTCCTGACTTACCTGACCCTCCCCCACCAGATTTTCCACCCTGCCCTGGTAAAAACGATCAACGAGTAGGAGACTTTCGTAACGAAAAGAAACTAGAGCGTGTTATTGGACATGAAAGAGGGCAAGATGGGTCTGAATGTATAACTCTCTATGAAGCAGTTGAGTGGAAAGATCAGTACATACCTTCTGCCCCTCAGTTTGTTGGGGTATTTAGCTTGGCTTTGGTTGGGGCATCTGCTCCCGCTATTCTTCAACTTGTACGACCATTAGTTAAGCAAGCTGTTTCCAAATTGACGAAACGGAAAAAAGATGTAGAATAATTATCCGTAGATAAGTTTAATACCCGTGACTTATCTATTGGGCTATTTTGTGAGTATGTGGGATAACTTGATTTGGTGGAATATTAACAACAATATCTTCACAGGTAATAGCACTAGGAGTATTAGGTTTGAAAGTAACACCTAATTTCGCTTGCTTCGCACATTGCTCTAAACGAAAAAGACTAATTTCCATTTTAGTTTTCTTTATTAGTAATCTTTGAGCTTCAATATTTACTGCTGTAGCTTCATGGCAAAGGGCTGGTGACTTGCCTAGCGGAATATTAAACTGAGCAGATATTCCATAATTTAGATTGAAATTATCTTTTTCAAATCTAGGTATTTCTGAATAGTATTTGATCTCACCAGTATCTTCATCATAGATGGGTGTTCTCGTAATATATGATTTGGGTCGTGCGAAAGACCAACTATCGGTTACATAAGGTGTAATTGTAAGACTAGGAGAAGCACAAACTATACCCTGACTCATTCTGTAAGATGGCATGGCTGACGGGGTTATCATGGTAGCATTATTATTAACAACCCCTTGTGCATTTGACGATGGCGATGCGACTGTGGTATTGGCAAAAGCCTTTGTAGGACAAAGAAGTAAAGCTACTGCCCAAAGGTAGTTGTAGTTTCTGTTGTAGTGCTTGTTGTTATTTGACGAGTTATAGAGGTTACTGTGTCTAGCCCTGGAGTGATTAGCGTTTCTTGTAGTGAGAAAGCTGCTCCATCGTTTGATATTGACCAACGAGGTATAGCTTCTAAGTTTGGTGAAGTCCAACTAAAATTTACT